AAAGGCACAAGACAACAGAATGATCTATACGAAGAGTTATTAAAACTGGGTGTTGTAAACTCTAACGTAAGACTAGGGGATTTAACAAGATTGCTTGAGGATGTAAACTTTGGTGAGACTATGACATCTGATAAAGGTCTTAGAATGTTACTCAAACCATTATCAAAATTAAAATCTGTATCACAGGACCTATATACAGCTGAGGATGACTTCTGGAAGATAGCGTCATGGGCTATGGAGAAATCTAGATTAGAATCTAACATGCTAGCCAAAGGTATCAAAAGAGGTGATGTAATAAAAAGAAATGGTGTAGACATAACTATTGACGACCAGTTCTTTAAGGAAGAAGCAGCTGACATTGTAAGAAATAATATACCAAACTACGATTATGTATCTGACTTTGTTAAATCATTAAGAAAACTACCTATTGGAAACTTTGTATCGTTTCCTGCAGAGATAGTTAGAACAGGTACAAATATTGTAAGACGTGGTCTTAGAGAGATAAACGAAACGTTTACACTTGCTGATGGCACAGTGGTAAAACCATTTGAGACTATCGGATACACAAGATTGTTTGGTTTTGGTGCTACGGTTGCAGCTGTACCATATGCAACACAAAAAGCTTTCCAGGCTATTTACGACGTGACTGATGAGGAGAGAGAGGCTATCAGAAGATACGTAGCTGACTGGTCAAAAAACTCAACATTACTGCCAATAAAAGACGAAAAAGGTAATTTTAAATACATAGATTTTAGTCATGCTAATGCATACGATACATTAATTAGACCGGTGCAGACTTTATTAAACTCTGTGGCAGATGGTAGAACAGATGAAGATGGTTTGATGGATGACTTTCTTGCAGGTACGTTTATATCTATGAAAGAGTTTGCACAACCATTTATATCAGAGTCTATTTGGACAGAGGCAGTGACAGATTTAATAGCTAGAGGTGGTAGAACAAGAGAAGGTTTCCAAGTATTTAATCCACAAGATACAGCAGGTGACAAAGGTAGAAAAATTATGGCACACTTGGTTAGGGCACAGATGCCATTTTCTTTTGAACAATTAAAAAGATTAGATAGATCTATAGAGTCTGTAGATGTTTTAGTTAAAGGTAAGTTTGATGAGTATGGACAAAACTTTGAATTTGGTGATGAGTTTCAAGGTCTGTTTGGTTTTAGAGAAGTAAAAGTAAACCCAGAGAGAGGCTTACAATTTAAAGTTGCTAACTATCAAAGAGGAGTTAGAGAATCTAGATCTTTATTTACTAGAGAAGCTTTACGTGGTGGACCAATAGAACCAAGAGAAGTTGTTGACGCATATTTAAATGCAAATAGATCTTTATTTGGTGTTAGAAAAGAATTTGGAAAAGATTTAGATGCTGCTCAAGTTTTAAATATTAGTTCGCTTGCATTTAGTTCAGCAACAGAAAGATTATCTGACATAGATGTTAATACGATACGAAATAATATATTTAGACCCATAGAATTATCAAATGAAGTGCAACGAGCATTTGCAGAAAATGCGTTAAGAATAGGAGTAACAAATCCATTAATAACTGCATTGCCTGCTATCTCACAATTACAAGCACAAATAGGACAAGTATCTTTAAACGAACCATCGTTTCCGTTTTTTGAAAACCCACTATTACCAATTACGCAAGACACACCTGCAACACCGACATCATTAAACTTACCAAGTATTGATGCAAATATAGTTAATAATCCTAGTGCAGCAGGATCCTTTTCTAACTTGACAACAGCACAGAAACTGTCAATATTGTTTCCAACAGGATAATTATGGCTAAAAAATCGGCATTACAAAAAATAGAAGATCATGAAAAGCTTTGCAGAATAATGCAAAAGCAAACGTTCGAACAAATAAAAGAAATGAAAGAACGTATTAGAAGGATAGAATACATGATCGTTGGTGGAATGGGATCACTTATTCTAGCTCTAGTAATGAACTATATGAAATAATGAAACTTACACGTAACTTCAGCCTCTCAGAATTAATTAAATCAGACACAGCCATCAGGCTTGGTATTGATAACAATCCAAATGCAGACCAGATGGAAAAATTAAAATTACTTTGTGAAAATATTTTACAGCCAGTACGTGATCACTTTGGCAGGGTTACAGTGACAAGCTGCTTTCGTTCACCAGAGCTGTGTGTAAAAATAGGTAGCAGTTTAAATTCACAACACACCAAAGCTGAAGCGGTCGACTTCGAATGTCTAGGCACTAGCAACGCTGAGGTCTTTGATTGGATCAAAACAAACCTCGATTGGGATCAAATGATTCTAGAATTTTTTACTCCAGGTGAACCTAACTCAGGGTGGATTCACTGCTCCTGGGTAGCCGATAGTCCTCGTAAACAATTGTTAAGAGCATACAAAGAAGATGGTAAAACTAAATACAAGCCTGTTATTGGTAACGCTGTAGATTTAGTTTAACATCCAAAGCATACACATAACAAGACTAATCCACAGCCCCATTCTTATAATTACGCCAGGTCTTAAATCCATGCTTTCAATTCCTCTCCCATTATCTGTGTAGCTATGTCTACTTTTTTACGTAAAGCTTTTACAATACGTGTATCCACAGTGTTCTCACAAATAATATCAATGTAAGTCATAGGTTTTTCTTGACCGATACGATCTATTCTAGCCTCTGATTGCTGTCTTTTCTCTAGATCATAACCATTTGAATAATATACCATAGTGCTAGCAGCTGTAAGTGTAATACCATAACCACCAGTCTGGGTAGTCCCTACAAAAAACCGGACTCCGGAATCAGGATCCTGGAATTTTTGTATATTCTTTTGTCTCTCTTCTTGTGGGGTAAGACCATAGTAATCTACAAATGTATCCTCACCATATTCTTTTGATAATGCATTAATAATATTGTGCACATCTCGTTGAAACTGGGCCCAGATAACAACCTTGCCCTCTATCTCATCTAATAAATCTAACAGCTCACCAATTCTATTGTTTGGTAATTCTGTTATTGTACCATCATCAGCTGTAAAATGGCCACAAGTTATCTGTTGTAGTCTCATTAGTTGAGTTAATACTGTAGCTGTTGTCATCATCTTATCGTCAAGTTTAGCATGAGCTAGCTTTTGCATTTGTAAATAAGCTTTGGTTTGATCTGGTGTAAGCAACACTTCTCTCTTCATAAATGTTTTTTTAGGTAGATCTAAACACTCATCCTTTAATACTCTATAAGAGAAAGCCTTTAGTTTTTCAGATAGTTCATCTAGATTTCTATACCCAACCACAATTTGCACAGACCGACCACTAAAGTTTGCTGTTCTCATGACAGCGTATCTAGTTCTAAATGCGTAGTAAGAATTAAAACCAAGCAATTCATCTTCTAAAAACTCACATTGTTTGTACAGATCTAATGGTGATTTAGTTACCGGTGAACCTGTAAGTATTCTTCTGTATGTTGCAAGCTTACCAAGAGCTACAATATTCTTTGTACGTTTAGCCTCTGGATTTTTTATTGTAGTAGATTCATCAATAGCCATTAATGCTCTGTGTGAGTTCAAAAACTTTTCTGCAAACTCTACACCTTTTTTAGTAGATAAAGATTCTACATTCATAACTAATATGTGTAGATCCTCTCCTGTTTCAAACAGAGTATCTAATTTTCTTTTTTGTTTTATGCTAATTAATGATTGCCATAACACATTTTTATAATCTACATGGTCTACTAAATGTGTAGGTATCTCACCTTCATGCCAATTTTTTACTACACCTTTTGGTGCCACAATTAAAACACCATTGATCTTACCATTGTCATAAAGCATGGATATGTTATCTATCAACACTTTAGATTTACCAGTACCCATCTCCATAAAATATGCAAAGTATATTTTATCCCATGACATTTCTAATGCCTTAAGCTGATGCGCATACGGCTTTGTCTTAAATTTATAATTCATAATATTTTTTCTTTCTAGTTGACATTTATATATAGGACGTTATATGATTTGTCAATGTCAGAAAGTAATAAATATGAAAGTTTAAAAAATAATTATGCACCTACGGTGTATGTTATACAAGAAATACCTGGAACACGTTCTGGTAATCCAAAAATAAATATTATGGGTGCATCAGAATATGGACAATTTAAATTTTTATTACCAGAACTTTCTCAAATAATTTTTTCACCTGGACCATTAATTTTTAAATTAAGAAATGGTTTAAAAAATTTTAATGCTAAAGATTATTTATTACTTACAGGGGATCCTGCAATCATAGGTGTTGCATGTTCTATCGTATCTGATATTACAAATGGTAAATACAATGTATTGAAATGGGATAAACAAGAAAGAAGATATTATCCTATTAAAATTAATCTATACGAGAAAGGAAAAATAGATGAGTAATATAAACTTTGAAGCAGATCAAAGAGAAGATTTAAACTCTGTTAATGATGCTAAGTCATTGTCTGATCAAGTCGTTAAACTAAAATCATTAGAGGACGAACTTGAACAAAAAGAAAAAGAATTAAAAGAACTGAAACGACATATCGAATTAGTTTCTGGCGAGGTTATACCTACCATGATGCAAGAGATGAATATCTCTACATTAAAACTAGCAGATGGTTCTTCAGTTGAAGTAAAACCAGTTTACGGTGCTTCTATTACAGTAGCTAATAAAGAAGCAGCCTATACATGGCTTCGAGAAAACGGCCTGGGTGATCTTATTAA